CACTATAATGTTTAATGATAACTTATGGCTAATGAAAGGCGACTGTTTAGAGCGCATGAAAGAAATACCAAGCGGTAGTGTCGATATGATATTAACCGATCCACCTTACGGTACAACAGCCTGTAAATGGGATTCAATTATTCCACTTGAGCCAATGTGGGAGCAGTTAAAGCGAATTATCAAGCCTAATGGCGCTATTGTTATGACCGCTGCGAACCCTTTCACAAGCTTATTAATAGCCAGTAACTTGGGAATGTTTAAATATAGCTTAGTATGGAGAAAATCTAAGATTTCTCATTTTGCGCAAGCTCCTTACAGGTTTTTAACAGAGCACGAGGATATTGTGGTTTTCAGTAGCGCTGGAACATCCAAAAATGCTAAAAACAGAATGATCTACGAGCCTCAAGGGCTTACCGATTGCAATAAGGTTTGTAAAGGTAAATCACACAGTGATCACAGACCTAGTGGAAAAACTCAACCTAATTACATACAAACAAAGACAGGCTATCCAAAGTCAATACTTGAATTTAAAAGTGATAGCGCAAAGGATCACCCAACACAAAAGCCAGTAGCCCTAATGGAGTATCTGATAAAAACTTACACTAGAGAAGGCGATACAGTTCTGGACTTTTGCCTAGGCTCAGGCACAACAGGCGTAGCGGCAAAAAACCTAAATCGTAAATTTATAGGTGTTGAGATGGACGATAACTATTTTGAGATAGCAAAGAAAAGAATAAAAGAAGCATAAACCCAAAACCAAAGAGGACTACTTGCACTCATGGCAAATACAAATTTAACACTTAGACCGCATCAATCAAATACGCTTAATACTTTGCGTAGAGATTGGAAAAACTACGACACGCATTTATTAAGCTGTCCAACGGGTGGCGGAAAGACCGCTATTGCTGCTGAAATAATCGCAGGGCTATCAAGCAGAGGCATTAGAAGCGTATTCTTAGCGCCTTATGTGACGTTAGTTGAGCAAACAGCAAAGGCGTTTATGAATTACGGGCTTCCTCAGCCTGGTATTATTTGGCGAGATCATCCATGGCATGATCCTGATAATTTAATTCAAATAGCAAGCGCTGATACATTGATTAGGCGCGAATTCCCAGATTGCCAAGTCGTTATTTGGGATGAGTGCCATATTAAAAGAGCTAAGCTTTTAAAGATAATGGATTTAGGCGAGCAAAAATGGATAGGCTTAACAGCTACGCCATTCGGTAATTGGATGGGCACTCACTGGCAAAACTTTATCAAAGTCACAAGCATGAGAAAACTTATTGATGAAGGTTTTTTGAGTGATTACGATGTTTTTGCACCGACCAAGCCGGATTTGAAAGGCGTTAAGGTTAGCAATTCCGCAGCTTATGGTAAAGATTACGCAGAAGAGCAATTAGCAGAGATTATGGGTGACGCCACGATAGTCGGAAACATAGTCAAAACTTGGCTTCAAAATGGAGAGAATGAACCGACAATTGCATTTTGTGTGAATGTTTCCCACGCTAACTTTGTCACTGTAGCATTTTGCAAAGCTGGCGTTAATGCCGAGGTAATGACAGCAAAAACACCGATAGAAGAAAGAAGATCTATAATCAAGCGATTTGAAGATGGCATAACTAAAGTGATATGTAACGTGGGCGTTTTAATTGCAGGCTTCGATAGTGATGTTCGCTGTATTGTTTACGCAAGACCATCAAAGTCAGAAGCAAGATGGATTCAGTCTATTGGTCGCGGGTTGCGCACTGCAGATGGTAAAGAGCGTTGCATAATACTAGACCACAGCGGAACAGTTCACAGGTTAGGTTATCCATGCTCAATTGAGTATGACGAGCTTGTTAGTGATAAAGATGGGTTGGATGAAGTTAAACGCCAGCAAAAAGAAAAAGAGAAGAAAGAAAAACAGCCGAAGGAATGCCCTAAATGTCATTTTATGAAGCCAGCTGGCCAATACGTTTGCGCTAAGTGCGGATATAAACCATTAAGCGGTGAAGATGTTGAAGTTGACGAAAGCCGAGAACTAGAAATAGTGAAAGGCGAAAAGAAAAAATACACCAAGGAAGATAAGCAAGCGTTTTACTCTGAGTTGTTAGCTTGGCGCTCAGAAGCCAAATTAAATCGAGGCAAGGATTACTCGGACGGTTATTTAGCGCATATCTACAAATCAAGGTTTTGTGTATGGCCAAAAGGCTTGCATAATTCGCCAAAGTCGCCAACGGCAGAGACTAGAAACTATATCAAGTCTAGAATGATTGCATTTGCTAAGGGAAGAAAATGACACCGACAATTGAAGCTATCAAAGGTCATGAGGAGCTTGTTTTATCTCATTATGGATTACCGCCAATAACAGGTAATCGGCACGTACCTGTATGCCCGTTATGCAACAAGAAAAGAAAGTTTAGACTGCATCGCTACAATGGCTCAGTCGGATATATCTGCGTTTGCGGCTCAGGCAGTGTTATTAATTTAGTGATGGAAACGCAAGGCAAAGACTTTAAAACAGCTAGCAGTGAGATAGATAAGCTCATAGGTAATGAGTTCAAGCCCATGAAGACAGAATACAAACAAAAACCAGCAATTGAGAAAAAGGTTCAGCTAATGAATAGATTTGCAGCGATACATACATTGAAAGACTCTCCGGTTGAGGCTTATTTAAAAAGCCGTGGAATATACGAGCTGCCAGAGTTAAGTGTAAAGTTTAGCGCGGCTGAGTGGGATGCGGCAGAAAACAGATCGTTCAATTGCATGTATGCCGTAGCGACTGATGAGGCTATGAATATTGTTTATACGCACAAGACTTACATAGAGGGCGGCAAGAAAGCTGATGTTACAACCAACAAGAAAATGCAAACAGTCAATAAATACAACCTACCATGCAATTCATGCGGCCATGAGCATGCGGCTAATGTAGCGGTTAGAATGTTTCCTCATGGTGAAATGCTAGGTATTAGCGAGGGCATAGAGTCAGCTTTAAGCGCAAAGATATTGTTTAGCGTGCCAACATGGTCGGTGCTGAATACAAGTATTATGAAAGCATTTAAAGCGCCAAAAGGAGTTAAGACTCTAGTTATATTTGCTGATAATGATAAAAATGGCGCTGGTTTAGCTGCTGCTTTTGAGTGCGCCCATAAAAATTTATTATCCAATAACGATGTATGCAAAGTGAGTATTAGAGCGCCAGAGGTGAAAGGAAAAGATTTTAACGATATGCTGCAAGAGCCTATGGGTACGATAGATTTCCATCTAGGCTAAATGTTATAAGCATATAACTAAACGGTATTTATAAGATTAGATAAAGTGGGTTATTGTTTGGGTTGAGAATAATTTTTTAAGTAAGAGGCAAATACGTTACTTAGGCGAAGCCGATTGTATTTGTCCTTTTGATTTTGTTGTTATGTTGCGAGATATTTGGAGCAGTTATGAGTATTAACGATAGAGTTTTAGATGCGAAGCGCAGGTACATTGGCAGCACAGGAAGAAATGCTAATTATATTTATGTTGGCGATGAAGAATACCAAGAGATGATGAATAGCGAGCTAATGAAATTAAACGCTACGCATTATGATCAAGAAACCAAGTTAATTGGTGGTAGGTTTTTTGCAGGAATGAAAGTTATTAGAGTGCAGCAAAGAACTCACTTTAATATAGCAACATAACAAAAAGCTAAAGGGCGGTTAAGTCAGTTTAGCGCACCATTTAAATTAACTGGAGAAAAAAATGAAAACATCAAAAATAAGAAAAAGCGCAAATGGTGAGGATTGCACTTTGCGCGTTAGTCCGCAATGTCAAGATGGTGAAACAGTTGTGTTTTGTCATATTAACTCGCCAACTAAAGGCGTAGGGCGCAAATCAATTGATTTATTCGGTTGTTACGGGTGTTATCACTGCCATCAAATGCTTGATAGCTCTAAAGTTGATAGTGATGATGTTTTGCGAGCAATGATTGAGACTCAGATTAAGCTTGTGAATAAAGGCTTAGTTAGTTATGACGGAATTTAAACTTAATCTAATTAACGCCGCTGAGATATGCGGCCAGTTAATTAATGTAGTTCGGTCATCAAATAAAGCTTACAGAGTAACTATTTGTGAATGGCGAGAGCGCAGGAGTTTAAGCCAAAACGCTTTTCAGCATTTGATATACAAAGAGATTAGCGATTACCTTATTAAGCATGGTCGCGCTCAGTGCTCGCCTGAATGGGTTAAGCGCAATCTAAAGAATAAATTTTTAGGTTGGTGCGAGTCTGAATTTGTTGATATTGAAACTGGTGAGTTGAGCAAGCGACAAGAGCTGAAGTCGACTAGGTCGTTAGATGTTGGCGATTCAATGTTTTACACTACGCAGATTCTAGACTGGGCCTGCTCGATTGGCTGCGAGATAAAGATACCGGACAAGTGCGAGTATCGAAGATTGATGGACTCGCAGAACGCATAAGTATATAGCTAAATGTTATTTTAAATAAATCAGTTTAGCGCTTAAGCTTACATAAAATCAACTGGAGAAAAGAGAATGAAAAAAGTTAAATGCATAGTTCCCGTGAGTGGTGGCAAGGATTCGCAAGCATGCCTAAAGATGGCTGTAGATGAGTTTGGCGCCGATAATGTGCTGGGTTTATTCTGTGATA